CACTGTGTTTGGTAGTAGTACAGAATTACTAGACACCGCTATGGTCAGTGGTTTAAAGGCAGTTAAACTTTCTGGTGTAACAACAGCGACAACCTATGCTGTTGACTCTGAGATTACACAGACAGTTGGTGTAGGATCGACTGCTATAGGTTATGTAGCGGCATGGGATAAAGTTACTGGAGTATTGAAGTATTATCAGCCTATGGGACTTGCATCTAGTGAAACTGGATATAAGATTATTCCATTCACTTCAACTCCTGATGCTGGATATGGAGTTACTATCAGTGGATCGTCTGTGGTCGGGTCACTTCTTTCTGTTGATACTAATTTTAACGGTGTCAGTACCTCAATAAATAACAAGGTATATCAGCTTGGTATGAGTTTTAGTTCTGGTATTTCATCTGCTGAGTTTAATACTAAATCTGGTGAAATAATCTATATTGATAATCGAACTGCAATTCCTAGATCATCAAGTCAAAAGGAAGACATCAAAATAGTGCTGGAGTTTTAAAGAGCAATGCCACAAAATACCAACTTAAATTCATCTCCATACTTTGATGATTTTGAAGAACTAAAAAATTATCAAAGGGTACTATTCAAGCCAGGTTTACCCATACAGTCTAGGGAACTTACAACACTTCAATCTATTCTACAGAGTCAGATTGAAAAATTTGGTAAGCACTTCTTTAAAGAAGGTTCTGTTGTAATTCCAGGCCAAGTCGCTTATGATTCTGAGTATACTTGTGTACAGATTGATGATGCACATTTAGGTATCCCTGTTTCTCTTTACTTAGAAAACTTAAAGGGTAAAAAAATTAGAGGAGAAACAAGTGGTGTTACAGCAAAGGTAGAAACATATATTACAAACAGAGAGTCAGTCAGAGGAGCATATACTTTATACATCAAATATCAAAGTTCTAGTGACACTGATTTCTCAAGAAAAACATTTGCAGATGGAGAGAACTTACTCTTAGAAGAAGATCTAAACTACTCTCTTTCTAGTATCAGATCGGGTGCTAGTTTTGCAACAACACTCATATCAAATTCTACTGCAACAGGTGCTGCAGCGAAGATAGCCACTGGTGTTTACTTTATCAGAGGTTTCTTTGTAACTGTTTCTGACTCTACAGTTATACTAGATCAGTACAGTGATACTCCATCATATAGGGTAGGTCTTTTAGTAAAAGAAGAATTAGTAACTGCTTCTTCTACAGATAATGATCTATATGACAATGCAAGAGGATTTTCAAACTTTGCAGCGCCTGGTGCTGATAGATTCAAACTATCTACAACTCTCATTAAGAAATCTCTTACCGATCTAAATGATGAGAACTTTGTAGAGTTGATGAGAATTGAAAATGGTATTCTACAAAAATTCGTAAAATCTGGCACAAATGAGTATAATCTAATTCGTGATGAATTAGCTAGAAGGACTTTTGATGAATCTGGACATTATTATATAAAACCTTTTCCCATTGATCCTAAAGAGTGTTTGAATAATAGAATAGGAAACAATGGTGCATACTATGATAACCAATTAACACAACAGGGTAACACACCAACAGATGATTTGATGTGTTTATCCATAGGGCCTGGAAAGGCATACGTTAAGGGATATGAGATAGAAACTATTAATACTACAACTGTTGACGTTCCTAAACCTCGTACAACACAAAAAATAGTTAACGAATCATTACCATTTAGTGTAGGTAGACAGGTAGAACTTAATAACGTCTATGGTTCACCCCTAATTGGTATTACCACAAGTTCTTATGTAAAACTATTCAATGAAAGAACTTCTACTGTAGGCACATCAAATGGTGAACAGGTTGGTGTTGCTAGAGTGTATGATATGAAATTGAAGAATGTTGGTTATGCTGATTCTTCTACAATATTTGAATCATCTTTATATGATATTCAGACATTCACCTATCTACAATTAAACACAAAGGCGACTGTGAATCTTCCAGCGTATGTCGTTGGACAAAATAGTAATGCTTCTGGATATGCTTATACATCTTCAAATGGATCTACACAACTTACTTTGTATCAGGTTTCTGGTCAATTCCAAGTAGGTGAGGAATTCTTTATCAATGGTGTTACTGCAAATAGAAGTATCACTGAAGTAGAAGATTATGGAATAGAAGATGTCAAACAGATAGTCAGTAACGATATGACTAACTATCCGTTTACTGCTGACCCAATTCTAAGTTTAGGACATTTGATAGCTCCTGTTGCAACTCAGTTTACTGTGAGTGCAAAGGTTGGTGGAGCATCTACAATATCATCTCCTAGTGCTAGTTTTGTAAACTCTGGTATCAAGACAGGTGACATCATTCAGTATAGTGTTGCTGGAAACAGTGTTCCTACTTACAATAGAGTTACAGGTGTAAATGCCATTGCAATAAGTCTAGAAGCGACCACAGACGTTGAAAATGTATGTTCTGGTGGATTACCATCTAATGAAGTAAATGCGAATGATTTATTTAAAGTTACCTTAGAAGTACAAAATAACTCAAAGGCATTTTTATTCAGTGAATTAACTAAACCAAATGTTGCAAGTGTAGATACAAATGGTGCAGACATCCTATTCAAGAAATCATATAATGTTACAGTTGCAAGTAACGCTTTTAGTGGAACTTTAGAAACTGATGCGGACTTGACTCTAGAGCCATTTGATGAAGAAGACTACAACCTCACATTTAAGACAACTGGTAAGACAGAAAATCTAACTAATCAGAAACTTACAGTTAGTGGTAGAACAGTAACTCTATCTGGATTAGATAGTGCTTCTGGGGCAGCTGTTTTAACAGTAACTTGGAAGAAAGTAAACGTAAAACCAAAAGCAAAAGTATTCAAGAGAGCAACGACATACACTATAAACAAATCCAGTAAGACACAATCTGGAACTGGATTGATGAAATTAAATGACGGATTGACTTATGACACTGCCTATGGTAATAGAGTACAAGATCAAAGAGTATCTCTTGGTGTTTGTGATGTTGCAGAGGTTCTCGCTGTATTAGAATCTTCATCTACTAGTGACGCACAGTTCCCATTATTACAACTCACAAATCTAAACTCTAATATTCTTAATGCTATAGTTGGTGAAACTATAGTTGGTAAAACTTCTGGTGCTTCTGGTGTTTTCGTTGCTACTAATGGATCTGATGAAGTAAGTTTTGTATCCCAGAATGAAAATGCTTTTGAGATAGGTGAGGAGATTGTATTTGAAGAAACTAACGTTTCTGGTGTTGTACAGTCATTTACTCCAGGCGATAGGGATATAAGAAATAACTTTGAGTTTGATCCAGGCCAAAGATTAGATTACGTTGACTACTCTGCACTTATCAGAAAAGAAGATACTGAAGCACCTACAAGAAGACTTACAATTGTTTACAATAACTTTGTTATTGATGCTGCAGATCCAGGCGACTTTGTAACAGTCAATTCATATGAAAGAAAATTATATGGAACTGTATTACCAGTTATTAATGGTATAAACAGTGCAGATATTATTGACTTAAGACCTAGAGTTACATCCACTATTGCTGGTAAAGCTCCTTGGGAATTTGATGCAAGAGTATTTGTGCCTGGCACATCTTCATCATCTCATGTGGTTGCTAAGGATAAATCATTCAATCTATCCTATGAATACTATCTTGGAAGAATTGACAAACTATTCTTGAGTAAAGAAGGTATCTTTACTCTATCTAAAGGTGTCCCATCTGAACTACCAAAACTTCCAAACACTCTTGATAATGCTTTAGAAGTAGCTACAATAAACCTTCCCCCATATGTTTACAATTCATCTGATGTTAAGCTAACAGTCGCTAGACATAAACGATTCCGAATGAAGGATATTGTTACTCTAGAGAATAGAATTAAAAATATAGAATACTACACATCTCTATCCTTACTTGAAGTGGAGACATCAAATATGTCTCTTCGTGATCCACAGACTAATCTAGAAAGATTTAAGTCTGGATTCTTTGTTGATAACTTCAAATCTGTAGCTGGTGGTGATGTAACTAACCGTCAATACAAAGCGTCTATTGATTCTACATCGGGTAGATTGAGACCACAACACTACACAACATCTATTGATTTATTACTTGGATCGGAGGCGATTGTTGGTGCTGCTACATCATCTAACCCATCTGCTGATTATAGATTTGTAGAAGATCTTGGTGATGCAAACGTCAAGAGAGTTGGTGACGTTATATGTTTGAATTATAGTGATACAGTTTACTTAGAAAACAACTTTGCAACTCGTATTGAGAATGTAAACCCATTTGCTGTTGTAAACTGGATTGGTCAGGTTGAATTAAATCCAGGCACTGACACATGGATTGAAACTAGAAGAACTAGTGCAACATATGATATTGAAGGTAGTTTTAATTCTACTATGGGAATCACTGGTGCTGATAGTAACACTGGTTTATCGCCTATAGATTGGGGATCATGGGAAACAACTTGGACAGGATCAAGTGTAGATACAGGCCCAAGTCTGTTTAGTAGAACAGATACAGAAGTTACTGGTAGATCTACTCAAAGAGGACATTTCCAACGTGGATCTCATATCCCTCTTGGTCGTGGTATACCTATTACTACAACAACTAACTTCCTCGATACAACATTTGATTTCAAGGAGCAAACAACTACAACTACTACAAACCAAACTAGAGAGGGTATTCAGTTCCGTGTTGGTGAGAGATTTGATACCACAAGTCTTGGTGATAAGGTTGTAAACACAGAAGTTATCGCTACAATGCGATCAAGAAATATTGAGTTTGTTACTAGGAGACTTAAGCCTAATACAAGATTATATCCATTCTTCGACAACATCGATATGTCGAAATATGTTGTGCCAAAACTTATCGAGATTACAATGGTATCTGGTACATTTGGTGCTGGTGAAATTGTAGAAGGAAGTCGTGCAAATACAACAAATGACGCAATTAGATTCAGACTTGCAAATCAGAATCATAAGTATGGTCCTTACAATAATCCAGATCAGGTTTATAAACAGAACCCATATGACCCTGCATCTAGTATATCGTCAACATATTCATCTACAACTTCTGTATTGAACGTTGATACTGCATCTTTAGAACTTCAGTCTGCATCTGGTTTCTATGGATATATCACTACTGGTATGAAGTTAGTTGGACAGTCTAGTGGCGCAATCGCAAGAGTGAGTGCAATTAGATTGATTACTGATAAGGCTGGATCATTGATTGGATCTCTATTCTTACCAGATCCTACAATTCCATCTGCTCCTTCATTTAGCACTGGTACTAAGACATTTACTCTATCATCATCTCCTGTAAACTCAACTATCTCTGGATTTACAGATAGTTCTGGTGAGGCTAACTTTACATCATCTGGTACGCTTCAGACTGTAGAGTCTTCTACTCTCAGAATGAGAAATGCAGATGTTCAGAGAATACCTCAATCTGCTGATAGAACTCTTACTGATGAGAGTAGTAGATTAGTTATTGAAAATACTTTTGCAGAGAGATCTACAACTCAGACTAGATGGGTTGACCCTCTTGCACAATCATTTGAAGTTCCTGATGTTGGTGGTGTATATCTTACTAAGTGTGATGTTTACTTCCAAGCTAAAGATACAAACCAATTACCTGTTACCTTACAAGTAAGAACACTTCAAACTGGTTTACCTACACAAGAAATCCTACCATTTGGTGAGTGTATTCTAGATCCAGATGAAGTTGTTCTATCTCAAGATGGATCAGAAGCAACAACATTTACTTTCCCATCACCTGTATATTGTGAGGGTGGAGGAGAGTATGCTCTTGTTCTTCTTTCCGCATCCAATGAATACTTTGTTTATATCTCTAGGATGGGTGAAGAAGATATTACAACTGTAAATGCTGCCGATTCGGAAAAAGTTATTGTATCTCAACAACCTTTACTTGGTTCACTATTCAAATCACAGAACGGTGCTACATGGGATCCTAGTCAGTTAGAAGATTTGAAATTCAATCTATACAGAGCAAACTTCACTTCAACAACTGGTAGAGTTAATTTCTATAATCCAGACCTAGAGGTAGGAAACAGACAGATTGTTTCTCTTGCACCTAACCCAATTGATATGCTTGCCTATAATGCAGTAGTTGGTTTGGGTAAGAGTTTGACTTCCGCTGAACAGGCTGGTTTGACAGAAGGAACTACAATCTATCAACAAAATAATCCAAACTTTAAGGCTAACTTAAATAAAGTTCTTGGTGCAATAGGTATTGGTAGTGATCTAACAATTACAAACGGTGGTAGTGGTTTTTCTGCATCATCCGTTGTTTACTCTAATGTACCACTTATATCTCAGTTTGGTAGAGGAGTTGGTGCAGCTGTCAACTTGACCGTTGATAATAGAGTTGCTGTTGCAGCAACAGTTTCTATTGGAGGAACAGGATACTCTGCTGGTGACGTACTGACAGTTAATTCAACTAACACTGGTGGATTCGGAAAAGACTTGAGATTAACAATTCCAAATAATGTTGGCGTGATTAGTGCTTTCAATACTTTAGTTCTTGATAATATTCAAGGTGTACCTAAAGTTGACTCATCATCTTCTGTAGTTTACGTTGGTGGTAGTGGAACAAGTGTTGTAAATGGAGCTCCTATTACATACCTACAAAATGTTACTGATGGATTACATTTCCGTGTAAGGCATTCAAATCATGGTATGTACTCACGAGAAGATCAAGTTACATTGTCTGGTGTAGAGGGTGATGTTAAACCTGAGAAATTAACATCCACAGTTGATTCTTCAAGCACAGAAGATATGACTGTTACTGCTGTTGGAATCTTTACTTCATTCGAGAATGTCCCAGTCAGTAGTTCCAATCCAGGCTATATTAAGATAAACAATGAAATTATTAAGTACACTGGTGTTACGACTACAACATCTACAATTAATAACGTTACTAGATCGATTGATAATACTAAAGCTGGTGATTACGAAGTAAATGACAAGATATTTAAGTATGAGTTGAATGGAGTTTCTCTAAGAAGAATCAACACATCTCATAGTTTCTTACCTACAAACGATACCAAGTATCCTATTGATGTCGATCATTACTGGATTAAAGTTGGAGTTTCAAGTAGAGGTATAGACAGAGCAACTGGAAATGCAAATGGATTCCCAGAACTATTCTTTAGTGAGAATAAATCTGGTGGTAGTTACGATCAACAGTATGTACAAGTTGGTAATGCTTATGGTCCTATGGCGACTCAGAACATTGCTTTCAATATTGTTAGACCTAATGTTGCAACTCTCTTACCAGAAGGAACTGAGATATCTGCCAAGATCAGAACATTTAGTGGTAACAGTCCTGACGGAAACTTGACTGCATTTGTAGATCAGGGATATGAAGACATCTCACTCAATACCAATAACTATCTAACTACACCTAGAATTGTTGCTTCCAAGAGTAATGAACTTGAAAAACTCATTGATTTCCCAGGCAGAAAATCATTTACATTACAAACAACTCTAACTACAGATGATCCTAAAGTTAGTCCTATGATTGACTTGGATAGAGTAAACATGATCACCATCATGGATAGATTGAATTCTAAGATCAGTAATTATGCTACAGATCGTAGAGTTAATTCAGTTGATCAAGATCCTAGTGCTGCAATTTACTTATCTAAGGTTGTTAATCTAGAAAAAGCTTCTGATGGATTAAAAGTTCAGTTTGATGCTTATAGACACTCAACTAATGATATTAGAGTTATGTACAGAATATTCAGAATTGATGCACCACCACAGTATCAGTTATTTGAACTATTCCCAGGCTTTGAAAACCTAGATTCTAATGGTAATGCTATTGACCCTGCCAAGAATAATGGTAAACCAGATAGAAGAATTCTTTCTTCTTCTACTGAGGCAGATTATAAAGAATATGAATTCAACGCTAAGAACTTACCACAGTTCAATGGATTCCAAATTAAGATTGTTATGACAGGAACTAACTTTGCTTATGTTCCTAAGATTCGTGACTTAAGAGCAATCGCATCAATCTAATGAATAGGATAAAAGTAAAAGATAGCGGATCTCTCTATAGAGATGAACAATCGGGTGCAATTTTAAATTGTTCTGATAGTGAGTATGAAAATTATCTAAAACTGAAGCAACAAAAGTTGCAAGAAGTGGATGAAATGGATAAGTTAAAAGATGATGTTGATGAGTTGAAATCAATGATGAAACTCATTTTGAGTAAATTAGATAAATAACTAAAACCTCCCTTTGACAGATGACAGCAAGGAACATCAACTTAGTTTTAGATCAAGGTGTGGATTTTGAAGCAACTTTCACCATCAGAAATGAAGATGCAAGTTCTTTGAACCTAACAGGCTACACTGGAACTGCTCAACTAAGAAAGCACCCTGCTGCAACAAAGTCCACTGCTTTTATAGTATCTTTCCCTAATAGGGTTAATGGTCAAATTAAAGTGGCAATGGCAAGTACCATGACTTCTGTGATAGAAGGGGGAAGGTATGTGTATGATTTGGTCTTAACTTCCCCAAATGCGTATAAGACTAGACCAATACAAGGAAATCTTCTTGTAATTCCAGGCGTAACAAGATAATGGCAGATTACTTAGTCACTCTCAATGAACCTGGCAGTTACAATGTCGGTGTAGACTACGAGATTCCCTCGAAGTCGATCCAATATGGTAATATAATTATTGGTAAAACACCAGTACAAGATGGTTCTGAGACCACATTTTCCCTAAATGATCAAGGAGCACCATACACTCCTAACAATAATCAACAACTTATTGTTACCAAGAATGGTCTTTTTTTAGACCCATCAAATGATTACAATATATCTGGTAGTCAGGTTGTGTTTACAACTCCACCAGCAACAAATGACGATATAGTAATCATTGCTCTCGCTGCAGCTGCTGATCTGACGAGGACTGTAAACTATGTAATTGATAGTGGAAGTCTTCCAATGCAAGTCGGTGATAAAGGTAAATTGACCATAGATGTCAGCGGAGTCATTGAAAATGTCAGAGTTTTGTCAGATCAAACTGGTGATATAGTATTTGATATATCAAAAACAACGTTTGCAGATTACCCTGCATTTAACAGCATAACTGCTGCTCAGAGAATTCAATTAACGAATTCCGATAAATACTTTGATGATGTCCTAAATAATTGGACAACCACGATTGCAGCTGGAGAAATCCTCCGATTTGATGTGATCAGTGTGAACAATATTAGAAGGATATTAATCTCTCTAAAATTAAAATTATAAATAACATTAGTTCTTAGTTCAACTAGACCCCTAGAGGTAGTTTTTCAATGGCATTACTCGTTCCTAATATTGGTGAAATTGAGTCGCTACGTTATCTGATCGCTCAGAATAACTTTGTCGCAGATTTAGAAGATACATCACCGCGAAATCTTGTGTTAAAACTTTTCACAAGTAACACAACTCCTGCCGAGGGAGATGTTCCGTCTGCAACAACATACTTTGAGCCATATATTGACGGAAACGTTAATGGTTACGGTACAACTGCAAACACTGGTTATCCTGTCTGTGTAAACAACAGAGGAGATCAGGACTACAACCAACAGTACGGTATACTGTTGAATGGCGCTAGATGGGTAATTAAGAACGTTGGTAGTGGAACAACTGCTACTTATCCAGAACAGACTTTCACTTTCACAGGTCCTGCTGGTAACATCTACGGTTACTATGTGACTCGTGCGAATAACATGCCTATCTCAGTACAGGGTGTTGTACACGGTGCAAGTGTCGGTATCGGAACCACAGTTACTAAAGGTAATGGTGTTGACCCAACAATCGGTGTTGTTGGTAACTCTTATCTAACAATCGACCCACAAGTTAGTATCGATGATCTAACTCTTGGACAATTTGTTGCTGGTAACGCTGGTGTTGCGACTGGAACGAAAATTATTGGTATTGACCGAAGTTATCGAACGATTTATCTCGACAAACCTCTGGTTGATAACATACAGGTTGCGACTGACCCATCAGTTACATTCAGTTTCGGTAAGATTT